CGCGTCTCAGGGCATTTGAGGGGGCATTGATGCCAGGGCAGGGCAGACCACCTAAGCCAGTCGAGCAGAAACGCCGCACGGGAAATCCTGGACAGCGTCACCTGCCTGAGCCGACCGTCTTGATTCCTGCTGCCGAGCAGACCCCTCAACCTCTGCGCGCGCTCGGACCGAACGGCCTCGCATTCTGGAATCGTGTCTGGGCGAATGGTCGAGCATGGATTAGTCCAATCACAGACGTGGACCTGGTCCAACTCGTCGCAGAGCAAATGGACGAACGAGGCATCGTGTACCAAGTTGTGTTGAAGCAGCAGCAATCCGGTGAGGTCGACTGGCGAATCCGCAACCAACTCCGTGACCTGGACAGGGAAATCGTTCGCAACCTCGCCAGCCTCGGCTTCTCTCCTGAGATGAGATCGCGTTTGGGTCTGGCAGAGGTGCGCGCACAACACGCCATCGAGAGCCTGATCACAAGGCGGCAGCAGCGTGGCGCATAAATCTAAGACGGACGGCGGCGACGTAATCGAGTTCATTGAGTCCTGCTGCCGCATCACCAAGGGTGACCAAGCCGGTGACCTCATCCAACTGCGACCCTGGCAGACACAACTCATCAATGATCTGTTCACTTTGCGACCGGATGGGAAGCGGCAGCACCGTCGCGCGCTCATTGGGATGCCCAGGAAGAACGGCAAGTCAACCCTGGCGGCAGGCATCAGTCTGTTCGGACTTGTCGCAGATGGCGAGCCTGGAGCCGAGGTCTACTGTGTCGCGGCCTCACGACAGCAGGCGCGCATTGTGTTTGATACCTGCCGTCAGATGGTTGAGATGGACCCGGTGCTATCGCAGCACGTCAAGGTGTATCGGTCGCACCTGGAAGTCGCAGCCACGGGGAGCATCATGCGCGTCTTGTCAAGCGACGCAGGGTTACAGGAAGGTCTGAACCCTCACATCGTCGTCGTGGACGAACTCCACGCTCACCCTTCAGACGCGATGTGGAACGTGATGACCCTCGGCTCCGGTACACGAACCAACCCTTTAATCGCCGCCATCACCACGGCAGGCGTTCGCACCGACCGCCACGGCTACGACACAATCGCCTACCGGCTCTACCAATACGGGAAGAAACTAGAGTCCGGTGAGATCGCCGACGACGCATTCTTCTTCCGATGGTGGGAAGCCCCAGACACTATCGACTGGAAATCCATCAAAGCCATCCAGATCGCTAACCCAGCATACGAGGACTACCTCAACGCCGAAGACTTTGACGTGTCTCGACGCACAACCCCCGAGATTGAGTACCGCATCAAACGTCTAAACCAATGGGTATCCAGTAAGACCGTCTGGCTTCCGGACGGTTCCTTCGCCTCCTGCGAAGACAAAGCCCTAGACCTGCCGCCACCAGAAACCGAAATCATTGTCGGCTTTGACGGCTCCTACTCACGCGACGCAACCGCCGTCGTCTGCTCCACCCTCGACGGTCACCTCTGGGTCGAGGGGCTATGGGAGAAACCAACCGGCGATCCCGACTGGCGCGTCCCCATTGACGAGGTGATGGCAACCATCAGGAACGCTTGTATGAAGTGGCGCGCAGTTGAAGTCGCGTCCGACCCGTACCGATACGAACACCAACTCCAAGAACTAGAGGACGAGGGATACCCCATCCTGCGATTCCCAACAGGTAGCGTCTCTCGTATGGTCCCTGCCTGCGGCGCGTTCTACGATGCGGTCGTCAACCAGCAGATCAAATACAACAACCAGCCCGCCCTCGCCAGACACATTGAGAACTGTGTCGTGCGCATGGATAAAGGTGGACCGCGCATCACGAAAGAGTCGCACAGTTCCGAGCGCAAGATTGACGCAGCAGTCGCAGCAGTCATCGCGTACAGTAGAGTCGTCTACCATCGGAACAAACGACAAGAACCTCTACCGGCGATAACGGCTTGGTGACCAATGCCCCTATTCAAGCGAGACAAGCGAGCCCTGCCGCCCAGAATCGACGTGGACCGAGTTACCTCGCGTCCGGTTGGATTCAACATGACCGGCGAACTGGTCAACGAAGACACGGCTCTACAGATGAGCGCAGTCATGGCTTGTGTTGGACTCCTGGCAGATTCGGTTGCCTGCCTGCCGGTGCGCACCTACAAACTGGTCAACGGTCGCAAGATTGACCAGCCTCTCCCTGAATGGCTGCGCCGACCGAACGATGATGAGACACCGTTTGAGTTCTTTCATTCGTGTATCACGCAGATGGCGCTTCATGGGGACCTGTTCATCTTCGCGCCGCGCAAGCCTGACGCCAGCGTCCTAGAGGTGCGAGTGCTGGCGGCGAACAATACCCACGTCACGCTCGTCGAGGGAGAACTCACTTACTATATCGGGAACAAGCCGATACGCGACGTGGAACACATCCGTTGGTGGCCTCGACCCGGTTCGCTTCGTGGACTCTCGCCATTGGAAACGCAACGGAACACCATCGGTCTTGCCCTTGCGATGGAGCGATTCCTGTCGCTTTGGTACGCCGAAGGCGGCACACCGTCCAGCGTGTTGGAGACGGACGCACAGTTCACCGAGGAACAGGCGCGCATTCTCCAGTCCACCTGGGATGAGACGCACCGTCAACGCCGTCGACCTGCCGTCCTCTCAGGCGGCTTGAAGTGGAAGCCCATCGTTTCCTCGGCGGCAGACATGGGATTGTTGGAGTCACGCGAGCATCAGTTGCGTTCTATCGCAAGAGTATTCCGCATCCCATCGCACATGGTTCTTGCGCAAGGCGATTCGCAGACCTACCAGAACGTCGAGTCTGCTGGTATCTCATTCGTGCGTCACACTTTGCTCCCCTGGATCTCTCGCCTGGAGGCGATCATCAGCAAACTGCTCCCACCGGACGTGATGATCATGTTCGACACTGAGGAGTTTATGCGCGCAGACCTCATGACCCGAGTGCGGACACAACAGGTACAGATCATGTCGGGAACATTGACCCCGAACGAAGCACGAACTCAACTCGGACTTGAACCGTATGACGGCGGCGACGACTTCGTCATGGCTCTACCTGGCGCGCCGCTCGCCGGTCCTAGCGAAGACCCAACCAAGGCAACGCCAGTCGGTGTTGACGCAGAACCGCCGCAGTAGGAGACACCATGTCCGCATCTAACTTTGCCGTCACCATTGGAGACACGCCTACGCTTGTCCTTGCGTCAGAGAGCATTCATCGACCCATCTATCTTCAGATCATGGGAAACCAGACCATCTACCTGGGCGATAACGTAAGCGTCACAACGGCAAACGGTTTCCCTATCGCGAAACACGCTGCGCCTCTTGACTTTAAGTTTGAGCCGGGGACTGCGTTGTATGCGGTCTGCGCCGCAGGGCAGACAGAAGACCTACGAGTATTCGCGTTGCGTGACTAATGCCTTACGAGATGAAGACAGGGGTCGCCGGTTGCGATGGGTTCGCAGTCGTGAAGATTGGTGAAGACACGCCTGTCGCCGGTGGATGCCATACGACAGAGAACGATGCGCTCGACCATGTCGCCGCACTAAACATCGCCACCTCAGACGAACGCTCTTTGGAACATCGAGCCGTGGACCTCACGCCTGCCAGGTACATGATCGCGAACTGTAAGCGCGGTCTAAAGTATCACGCTGAAGGCGAATCCGGTGATGGCCTCCAACCCAAGACGGTTCGTGAAGCGCGAGACATCGCAGATGGGAAGGCTCTCAGCGAGGACAAGGTGAAGCGAATGCGCGCCTGGATAGCCCGTCACCTCGTTGATCTCGACAACGCGCCCAGCCCTGATGACCCGAAGTATCCATCGGCAGGTCAGGTTGCCCATCTACTCTGGGCATCAGGTACAACCCGAGAGCAGGCACAGAAAACCTACGACTGGTGCGATGCGAAGATGAAGCAGATCGAGCGCGAGAATGAAGGTCGCGCCGCAGGTGACGCATCAACCCCTGCCCCCAAGAAAGACCAGGTCAAAGGCTCAGACACAAACGAACCTGGCAGCGCGAAGGGAAAGCAAGGCGGCATTGAACTATCAGAAGAAGTCGACAAGGCTCTAACCAACAAGGCTTCCGAACACAATGACCGCATGAATGAAGACGGCAAACCTTCCTGGACCCGAGTAACTACAGGCGCACTACGCTCCGTCTATCGACGTGGAGCAGGCGCATTCTCCACCTCACATCGACCAGGCATGACCCGAGGCCAATGGGCGATGGCTCGCGTCAACGCCTTTCTCTACCTGGCAGAGAAGGGAAAGCCAGAAAATCCGAAGTATGTAGGAGATAATGATCTCCTGGATAAAGACCACCCCAAGTATTCGCAAGCCAACAACAGGGACCTGAACATGGAAACCGAAGACCGTCAACTGCCGCCGTCATACCGTCCATCGTCAAGTGAAGACGTGCCGGTGTTCCGACCGTCCTGCGCCACCTGCGAATACTTTGATTCGGCACGATCGTTCTGTATGAAGTGGATGGACGGCTGCGACCCGAACGGGTATTGCGACGCATGGGAGAAGAAGGAATACGAAGAAGAAGATGAGGCTTCTGACGAGGGAGAAGACATGGAAGAAGTCGAGGAAGATCAGATGCCGGTGACAGCGTGGGTATCACGCAACGTGGATGAGCAGCGCAGCCTCGCCTTCACGAACCTGGAATGCCGAGCCATCGGAGAAGGAAACACGCTGGTCGGATACGCGGCGATGTTTGACCTACCGAGCCACGACCTGGGCGGCTTCACCGAGTACGTCGCACGTGGAGCCTTCGCTAAGACCCTGAATGACGGCGCAGACGTTCGCCTGCTCATCGACCACGAAGGCGCACCCCTGGCACGAACCAAGTCAAACACAATGCGTTTGATGGAAGACGAACGTGGTCTGCGCGTCGAAGCCGAACTGGACCCTGCCAATCCTCGCGCCGCCGAGATCATCTCAGCCTTAAAGCGCGGCGACATGAACCAAATGTCCTTCGCCTTCCGAGTCATCAAGGACGAATGGAGCCGCGACCGCAGCACACGAACCCTCAAGGAGGTTCGCCTGTTCGACGTTTCCGTGGTCACCTTCCCCGCCTACGAGGACACCGTCGCAGAAATCCGCAACGCGGAGATGCTTGACACAACTCCACCGGAGGCAGGTAGACTCAACCTCAGGAAGCGTCAGGTCCAACTGGCTCAACTTCTGAAGTAGACGGATCGGAGCCGGGGCATCCCACTCACGACACCACTCAGACCAACCAACCCATCTAGTTCTGAGGAGAACACAATGTCCCTTTCCATTCGCCTGACCGAGCAGCGTGACGCTCGCATCCAGGAATCCGAGCAGTTGATCGCGACCGCCGAAGCCGAGGCTCGCGACCTGACCACCGAAGAAGATCAGAAGATCGTCGCCATCCTCGACGAAGTGCGTGGCCTCGACACCAAGATCGCCAACGCCCTGGAGGTGGAGAAGCGGTCGGCAGAAGCCGCCGAGGCTCGCAAGAACATCGACAGCGAAGTGCGCGGCGGCGCGAAGGTGAAGCGCGAGGCGCGCACCTACCGTCCCGACGGCGACCACGACTTCATCGCGGACGCATTCCGCGCCCAGGTTCTCAACTCCTTCGACGCTCGCGAGCGCATCGCACGTCACCAGAACGAGGAAGCCATCGAGCGTCGCGCTGTCGGAACCGGAGCCTTCACCGGCTTGGTCGTTCCGCAGTACCTGGTGGACCTGGTCGCTCCGTACGCTCGCGCTGGTCGCCCGTTCCTGGATGCCGCCACGACCGGACACGGACTGCCTGCCGAGGGCATGACCCTCTACATCAGCCGCATCACCACCGGCTCGTCGACTGCCGTTCAGACCTCGGAGAACTCCAGCGTTTCCGAGACGAACATGGACGACACGCTGCTCTCGGTTCCGGTCATCACCGTCGCCGGTCAGCAGACCGCTTCGCGTCAGTCGTTGGAGCGTGGCACGAACATCGAGCAGATCATCATGGGCGATCTGGTTCGCGCTTGGCACACCAGCCTGGACGCGCAGGCGATCTACGGCTCCGGTTCGTCCGGACAGGCGAAGGGCATCTACACCACCCTCGACGGTGGAGCCAACGAGATCGCCTACACCGATGCGTCCCCGACCGTCGCGGAGTTGTACCCCAAGTTGGCGGACGCTATCCAGCGCGTTCAGACGAACACGTTCCAGCAGCCGACGCATTGGTTGATGCACCCCCGTCGCCTCGCGTTCTTCTTGGCTGGCCTCGACTCGCAGAACCGTCCGTTGGTCGTTCCGCAGGCGAACGTGCCGATGAACGCCGCAGGCATCGGTGAGGGTTCGTTCCGCTACGCGAACTCGGGATACTCGATGCTCGGTCTGCCCATCATCACCGATGGAAACGTCCAGACCAACCTCGGTTCCGGTACGAACGAAGACGTGATCTACTGCGTCAATGGCAACGAGTCGCATCTGTGGGAAGCCACCGGTCATCCGATGATGCTCAACTTCGAGCAGCCGAACGCTGCCAGCCTCGGCGTGTTGATCGTGGTCTACGGTTACGCCGCCTACACCGGCGAGCGTTACGGGGCGGTCGGTCACTCGATGATCACCGGCACGGGCCTC